TATGTGTCTGAAAAAGACATACAGGAACGTACCGCCTTGTTTTCTTCTACTCGACTGTGGAAGCGTCGTTTATCTCATTTACGCAATAAATTTTGCGAATTTTTCTTTTCAAATTTTGTCAATTGGTTTGACAAACAATATGATTATCCGACTTTACCACATGTCAAGAAAGCGTTGCGTATGGCCGCCAAAGAAGACATTGATCTTCGTTTGGGTTGGCTGTCGTTAAATGCCAAGAAAATAAAGACAAAACTCAAGAATAGCGAGTGGGCAAAATATGGGAAGAAGCCAAGAAATATCTGCGATATTGGCGTTGAGGGTAGTCTTGTTGCTGGTGTTTGCTGTGAGTTTTTCAAGAAATTCATGCAGGGATATATTTTCTCTGATGATGTTGATTGTAAATTTCATGGTTCACCACAACCTTCTGATCTCTCTAGCGCCTTTGAATGTGTAGATATTGGCTATAAACGGGTTAATTGGCATTATTTCAGTGATGATGCTATATTATCTATACGTTGTGATGACGGGTTAATGAAATGTAATCTTGACATCGCCAGCGCTGACTCGTCACATCAAAAAGAAATTTTTGATGCCCTGTCTTTTGTTACCACTGGATTAGGGTATTATTCTGAATGCATCAATAAATCTATTCAGCAATTATCCATGCCGCTCCGTGTGGCTAATACCCAAGGGAAAGTCTGTGCGATTTTGAAACCCAGTGTTCCACGTTTATATAGTGGATCAACACTAACAACTATCATTAATAACATTTCACAAATTTGGATGTGCACACATGTTGCTAGATTTAATTTTTCCTCCATTGCTGAATGTTATAAAATGTTACCAGTGTATATTTCACAGGTTGGTTATTCTGTCACCTTAGATCAAGTAGTGAATGCTCAAGATTTTCAATTTTTGAAATTCTCTCCAGATGAGCGTTACACTCCTTTTTTCAACCTTGGCCCATATTTGCGTATGTGCGGTTGGTCTAAACGTGACATTCCAAAAGTTGCTTCAGGTGGTAAACGCCAGACATTGTATCAACGAGCATTTGTTTTTGAGTCAACTAAAATTCATGCTTATAAGGATATGAACAACAACTCATTACACGATTTATTGGCTGCAAAGTACAATTGTGTATCTGATGTTGAGATCGAATTACCCTACAACATGATTAACATATGCTCACTTTACAATCAAGATGCAGACATTTGTAAGAGATATGGTCTTTCTAATCTGGAATGGAATTCCTTTCTCTTTGATGTCCAATGCTGTCTCACCAGTCGTGAACATCATTGTCTGCATCTTAGACACCCCGTTGTTGATAAGATATTTTCAAAGGATTACGGTTTTGGTCTACCGCTAACCCATGATGTCTAATCATCAACACCCTGGTTTTTCCAGTTTTCTCCTAAAAACGGTGCCGTGAGCTATTATATCGTCTTATGACGTTCTATAATAGGGC